GATAATTTAATTTTAGTAATTTTATCGTTTACTTTTGGAAGTAATGACTTTAGAGCTTTTTTGATTTTAATTACTTCTGAATCGATAAACTCTTTTAATGAATTTGTATTAGATACATTGTTGATATATTGTTTCAACAAGTTTTTTTGATTTTCATTTAGAGAGTTATACTTTTTATTAAACTTATCTACTAATAATTGATAACTTAACAACCTTAAATCTTTGTCTTGTGTTGAATATTCACTTATGTTCTGTTTTTTTACTCTTGATTGTTTAGATTGAGTAATATGTTCAGTTATAGTGATTGATGAATCAGTTTTTTGGACTGGCCCAAAGTCTTCTTTACCTACTTCAGTCTGAAATACACGATATACGGATGCCAACACTTTAAAGTTTGGTATTCTTGTATTAAAGAAGTCTTTTATATCATAAGTTTCTTTAATTGTTTTAATTAAATTGTATTTTTCGTTTGCCAAACGACGATTTGACAATTTTCTACGACTTTTGACTACTGCTTCTAATAAAGAAGACGCGTGAGTCAAGTTTTTGTATTTTTTATTTAATAAGATTGAATACAATTCATATTCTTTACCTAATTCAGTATTTTTGTTAAAGAATTCTTTAAATAATTTAACTGATTTAGCATTTTTCTTGTCATTTATCACATCTACTGTGATTTGACGAGATAAAAGTTCGTAAAGAATACCTGTATTCTTTATCTTATTGTGTTTAACATAAGACATTTGAGCTCCAAAGTATTTTTCTGTATTTTATCAATAATAAATATAAAACTTTCAAGAAATCGGTATTATTTCTCTCCGTTTTCTTCTTTATATTCATTATATTCTTTTTCTAATTCATCTACTTGGTTAGTTTCTTGTATTATATCTTTTGACTTTTTACCCATTGTTTTTTTCAATGCGTCATAATGGGCTAACGCTAGTGGTCTTCTGTTTTTAGTTTGTTTCCCTAATGGGTCTCGACCTCTTGCTCCACTATCTTTGAATGGTTTGTTCATCTCTTGTGGACGACCACCTTGTTGGTCTTCTGGTCTTTCATCTTCTTCCTCGTCTGAAAATGGGTCAAATATGGAACCTGCTACTGAATCGTCATCCTGTTGTGGTTCTTGTTGTTGTCCGAATAATCCACCACGACCAGATTGCATATCACTTGGTGTTCCAACTGATTCTCCGGATTGTTGTGGGTCATTACCTTCCATTTCAATTTGTGAGTGTCTGAATTTTTCTTTTTGGTCATTAATGATTTGATTTTGTATTTTTACTTTTTCATCATCTGAAAAATTAAATACATTGTCGTAAATCCATTGATAAGGTAAAATTTTATCACTAATCATATCACGAGCTAAACTTACTTTTTGTCCTAACAATTCAATTTTCTCTTGTTCATACATTGTTGAAGGACTTGCTAAATCTAATTCAAAGTTTACCAAGTCTTCATCTGTATATCCTTGTGAATATAAATGAACAACTGCAATCTTTGTTAACTCTGATACTATAATTCTTTGTACTCTTTCAATAGTACGAGCAAATCTTACATCTTCTGCTGCAAGTGTTGCTTTACCACCGACATTTTCATCAAATCCTAAGAATGCTTTCGGTACTCTTAGTGATGCCAACATTTTGTTTTTTAAATATTCAATGTCTTCGGTTGAATCATAATCAATACCACTTAATTCATTAATTTCTGTTCCACTATCTGAACCTCGTACCGGTAAGAAGAAGTCTTCTGTTAGATTTTGTATATTGTATTTTAAATTATACTCACCCGTACTTTCTTCCATAAATGGTGTTTTCTTCATTTTGTTGATGATTCTTTGCATATAATTGTCAACTTCATTTGGTGGTATATTACCAATGTCAATCTTGAATACTCGTTTGGAAGGTGCTCTCATAATTCTGTGAATTAACATTGCGTCTTCCATAAGTGTTAATTGTTTCCAAATCTTTCTCGTAGCTTCAATCATAGATTTTCCGTAAGGTAAGAAATTACTATCGTTTGCTAATCTGAAATGTGCTATTTGGAAGTTTTCAAATTCTATTTTTCCTTGACCACTTGGTTTTTGTCCAAAATACGGGTGTGCTCCCTCAATACTTTCTAAGTAGAACTTAGTATAGTATGGATTAACTGGGTCCTCTCCCTCAGAACGAACAATTTCATAAGGTGAAAGTGGAACTACATTAGTAATACCATACTTTTCGTTTACGTCTAAGTATAAAAAGAAGTCTCCATACTTTACCATATTACGAACCCAAGGCCATAAATTAAACTCAATGTTCATAATGTCATAAAATAAATTGTGTAGAATTTCTTTAATATTGTTGTTGTCTGAATGAATTTTAACGACATCACCATACTCACCCTTCATTGTAGACTCATCTGAATAAATGTCTAATGCTGATGAAATGATTGGGTCTGAATCCATACTTTCATAATCTTTAAATAATGCTAATCTTGCTGCCATTATTTGATGTACGGTTGAATAACCTGTTCCAACTAAATCTAAATTACTATGTAGTTTTGAATACCTATCAATTAAATGTGATTTAACCTGTTTTTGAACTTGGTCTGTATCGGCGATTTTTAGTTTTTTACCACCGACATTACGAACGATTACATTTGTTGCGAATAATCGTCTCAGTCTTCCAAATAATGTTGTATCTGCCATTTTTTACCTCACTTTATAAAAGCCACTCTAATGACTCTTTTTCTTTTCCTGTTTCCCAATCCCAACTATCATTTCTTTTGACATCGTCATTGGTGTATAAACCCTCGTTGTCCATCATACGATTGAGAGTTTTCTTTGTTAGTTCTACACCTTGAGTTCGTAGTCTTAAAGCAGTATCACGAACCCAAAGTCCAATAGCAAAAGACATTACCAAGTCATCATTGTATCCTGGCATTGCTTCTGCTCTGTTATTTATATAGACGAAAGTCAATAGTTCATCAATCAAACGATTTGAACGAACTACTACACTTTCTTCTCTAAAAAATTCTTCTAACTTACTAATAATTAGTGGTCTGGTCTTAGAAGTCGTTGAAAAACCAGCAACCATTCTCTTTTCTTCACTATAATGTTTATTAGTGACTTGATGTTGAACATCTACATATTGTAAGTCTTTACTTGTATAAAATAAATTAGGATAATCCCTATCTATTACTTGTTGGATTGTTGCCCAACCAATATTGTTGTTTTCGATGATTAATAGAGCATCATTATACTCTGTTGCTACACTAACCAACATATTACCAAAATCTTTTGTATTGATACGACCTCTATATTCTGCTACTTGTGTCAAGGTTTCCAACTCAATAACGTGAAAAGCAGAATAGTCGGTTCCATCTCCTCTACTAACATCGGCACATACAATATAATCTTTTGAGTAGTTTGGTTGCTCCCAGACCCACATATTACTATCGATACCTCTTTTTTCTACTGGTTCAATACACAAGTCTTTTCTTAACTTTTCAAGTAAAACGGCGTCAATTACACCCGTACCAGAAGTTAAGAAGTCACAATCACACTCTTGTGCTGCTCCACTTGGACCAAGTAAAGTGTCTTGTTCTTTTCTCCAATCTTCATCTCTATCTGGGTGTACCGTCCAATGTAGTTTAATCGGATTAAACATACCACGACCTTCTTCGGCATCTACCCAAGTTTTGTGGAACCAATTACCCACACCATTAGGTGTTGATAATGCTATACATTGACCACCTGTGGTTAAAGTTGCTTGTGATGCTGTCCATATTTGGTCAATCTTATCAATGAACGCTGCCTCATCTAATATCAATAATGATAGTGCCTCTGAACGAGCTGCTTCTGGACCACTCGATACTGCTTTAATCTGTGAACCATTCATATATCGTAAGTTCAATTTGTTATCTTCAACACAAGGTTGTTTTAACCAACTCGGTAAGTTAGCGTGCATAACACGAACTTTCGTAACCAAGTTTTTTGCAACATCTTGTTTTGTTGCAATAACCAATATATTTTTATCTTTATGAAAAGTCATCATCCATAACGCATATCCTGCTGTCAATGTGGAAATACCCAACTGACGAGCTTTCAAAATAACATTCATTCTTTCACTTTGAAATTCTGATATTGTTTTTTCTTGAAAACCATACAACTCAAAAGGTATTTTACCCTTGATAGGATGTTGTATCATACAAAACTTTTTCATAAAATATGCCGGGTCAGTAGCACATTGAATATATTGTTTTTTGATTACTTCTTTTAATTGTTCTGCCATTAGTCTACTATTTGACCTGCTAACTTAACTGATGTAGCAGTCAACGCTACTCCAAATG